AATTAGGAGCGGACATTGATGCAACTTTTACGGGTTACGATATAGTCGTTAATCAAACGGGTTCTAATGCGAATGTAGAGAACTCCGATAGCTCATATACTGAAAGCGTTCCAAGTGGCGATACCTTGGTACTCCCTAATGAAGCAATTACAATTAATTCAGTTTCTTTTATCGCAAAGCCGAGCGTTAAAGACCAAAATATACTACTAAAAAACGTAAGCGGTACAACTATAACGCCTGTTTCTTTGATTGGCGATACAATAACGATACTTGATGAAGTAGTACCAAAGGGTGCAGTTCCTTTACAAAGTGGTCAAACAACTAGCTATGCAGCGAATGATGACGGAGCTTTAAGGCGAGGTCGATTAACAGACTTTAATACTATTCCTTATCTTAATCCGTTTGGCAACTATTTTAGATTTACAGATGAATTAGGCGGTCAAAACTTTACAAATAACATTATAATTGATTGGAGTACTTGGGGGGGCGGAAGTTCTGTAATAGGATATTGTCACAGTATTTTTAGCACCACAAGTGGAACACAAAATTGGACGGATTGGATGACGGGGCAACCTTACACAAGTGCAACCTTTGGCAGTTGGTATGTGGCGAATTTTTCAGAGATTTACAATATTATAAATGCGGGGTTAACACTTGGACTTAATGGCTACCCTTTTAGTTTGCCCGAAAATTCAAACTATCACTCTTTGACTTCAACAACAGACCCAAATTCAACGGCAGACGCTTTTTGGAAGCAGTCAGGAGTATCGGGAACAGGCACAAGGGTAAAAACTTTTTCATCAAGAGCCATGCTAATAAGAACTTTTACAATCACGGGAACAACTTTAACATAATGAAATATAAATTCACACAATTTGGCAACCTTGAAATAGAGCCAACAGAAAAAGAAATAAATTTTGACAGCCTAATTACTTATCCACGTTCAAGTACTTTTACCGTAGAAGTGTTTTTAATCGCTAAAGGCTTTAAATACTCTCATACGTTTTTAGAGTTGGATTACGTAGGTGCTTTAACTGATGAGGAAATATCTTCGGTAATTGAAACCGAATTAATTAGATTCCAAGTTGAGTAAGTTGGGTGACTTTTTAAAAGATTCCATTAGCAAAATGATGGAGTTTCACAAGCGAAGTGCTTCGGGAGAAAGCGTGGAAACCTTGCGAGAAGAATACAGAGATGGTCGCTTTTTGATTTGGGGTGTTGACTATTGGGATGAAATTAATAACGGAGTTCCAGCGGGGACTTTAGTTCCTTTGGCAGACCTACAAAGTTGGAGTAATGCAAAAAGTTCAAGGTATAGCATAACTTTGCCACCAGCCACGGCAATACAAAGGCGAATTTATGCTAAAGGTTCTAGCACACCTACTGAAAAGTTGCAAATAATTAACCAAGTAACAACGCAAAACTCAACAGCTATAACAGAAATGGCGCAAGATTTTGTATTTGAACTATTAAAAATTAAATAAATGGCAGTAGATGTAAATAATTTAATAAGCAAGTCTTCGCAGTTGGCAGATGGTGCTTTAAATTATAAAGCTTTGACAGACTTAAGGGCTTTAATTGCTGACAAAACGAGCGGAACGTTATTAGTAGATGGTGAAAGCCTACCTGTGACGGGAACAAATTTCACGGCTTTACTTGATGAAAAGGTAGCTGCATTAGACGCAAGTATTGCTAGTTTAAATACAAGCCTAGACACTTTGGCAGATGAAATAATAGTAAATTTAGGTAGATAACTATGGCAATAGTATTAACAGAACAACCAGCAGCAAATGGATATTATAGCGGATATTTGCCCGTTAAGTTTGTTGCAACAGAAACCGCAAACAATCCTGCATACTTAATATTCACACTAAAGACAAGTGAAGGGGCGGATATCCCAAACGTGCCTAGTTACAAGGCGTCAAATATAGGTGATGAGTTTACTTTTGATGCTTCTAATTACCTTAGGAGTATATTTAAAGTAAGAACTAAGCAAGGCTTAAGCACGACAGCAATAGAGGAGTTGACAGATGTTTACGGAAAGTTTGAAGTAGTTGTAAGCAGTGACACCGCTGCGATTTCAGACCTCACTTCAAACGAGTTCTACGCATTTGCTAATATTGACGGCTTACGTTATTTAAACGACCAGACGGCAAATGACGGAATAAGTAGGAAAGCGTTACTTTATGGCTCAGAACTAAAGGCAAATAAAACATTTGCATTTAAAATACAAGGTCAATATGATAGAGCCGTTATTTTTGCAACAGATAACAGGTTTTATGTCGAAACATACGTGCAAAACAGACCCGTTAATAGCGACACGGTTTTACAACGATTGCAAATTGACATATCTTCACTTGAAAATAAATTAATAAGCATCCCATTAAATAGGGCGTTTATAATTTCTAACTTTACTCCCATACTAGGCGGATTTATACTTGCTTTAAACGGATTTAGAGCAATAGATGCAGGCACTAACAATAAAATTTACTATTACTTAGACGATTATTGCAACGATAAGGAATTTGTTTTTATAAACAAGTATGGAGTTAAAGAAAATGTTAAGTTCCGAAGCTATAATAACGAGGACTTTCAAACGAAAGGCGATACTTTTCAAGTAGGCGGTTATCAATCAACAGGCGAAATAGGCTACTTTAACACCTCCGCAAATAACGAAAAAATAAATCAAATTTCATCAACAGGATTTGAAGTTAAGGGGCAAAGGTTTTTAGCTTCTGAAAAGGAAATGTTAAAAGACTTCGTTTCAAGTCCGTTAGCTTGGGTAGTAGAATCAAATGAGTTAAAGCCTATTTACATAAGTGACGGCAATTATAAGATGGTAGACAAGTCTAGGGGCGTAGACTTTAGATTTAAGTATGAAATGGCGCAAACTAAATTAGCTTTCAAATGATAAATTACAAAGGGGTAGATTTAGATTATTTTCAGAACTCGTTAAAGGGGCTTGTAATTAAGGGCGGGTTAACAAAAGTTGACTCCTTATCAGCACGTACAACTATCTCAAGTACCGAATTTGATTTACCTAGAACGGCTAAGAACGAGTTAGCGTTTGGCAACATTACAACTGAGGGAGCGCAATCAAGTGCTTTTGGAAGTGCAAATATTACGATTGACGGCAATGTTTTTTCAACAGGCACGCTCTATGTTAAAGGCTATAATGATAGCAATTTTCAATGCGTATTCTTTGGAGCGGATGGGGACTTAATTAAAGCATTAAAAAATATTCAATTAGCGGATTTATTCCCTAAAACTTATCAATTTGGATATAACGATATAGAATTTCGCTCAGCTATTGAAAATGAAACGGGTGGCTCTTTGGGGCAAGATATTAGGTTTCATTACGGACATCCATTCCTTTTTGAATTAGAAGCTGCTGGAAATTTAAAGATTCAAAACGTTGCACCATTTTTTAACATTAGACATATGTTATATAAAATGATGCAAGATAATGGTCTTACCTTACATTCAAATTTTTTAGATTCTGACTATGGTTCAAGCCTTGATTATTCAGAATTTGATGCGAAGCATTTAGGTAGTAATACATTTTATAACGGAACAAATCAAGTTCCATTGACAGCTCCAAGCGCAGCAGCTCTTGGACCAACTGTATTTCTTAATTTAGGAACTCCTATGGCTGGAAATGCTTCAATATCGCCACTTGCAGGGTCTTACGGAACTCTTTATACCATTAACAGGAATATTAACTCACTTAAAATTAGTGGGACTTTTGAATATGTTCAAGGAGAGTTAGACTCGGCACAAATTTCTGTATTCATTCCCGGGTACTTTTATTCAAGTCCACTGACAATTAACGGAGGAACTTTAAGGGAAGGCACAAATGAATTTACTTTTGAAATGACAGAAGCCATACCCTCTGGTTCATATCTAGTCATAGCCGCGCTCCTAAAAACATCAAATAGCTACCCTTTAGCCGATTCAAGTATTACCTGTACTAGCATGACAATTAGCCATGATGGTCCATTAAGTGGAGATGCTATTTATTTAGGTGATTATATCGGTAAGCGAACTCAATTAGACTTTTTAAAAGGCTTTATTAAGCAATGTAACCTAGTCCTAGAAATAGATGGAAACGATGCTTATTTAGAACTTCAAGATGTGGGATATCAACCCGTAGGAACGGCAACTATTCTACCAAGTATTTCAGTAGATGAATTTGATTTAACCAATTTGATCTCAGCAATAGAGGACGTAAATATTGATTATTTGCAAGGCGATTTAATTTACCTTAATCAAAAGTTAAATGGAACAGACTACACAAGCTTACTAGGGTTTCTTGAATACCAAGACTATGGAAGTTACCTGTTTGACCTAAATACATTTGGCAGTCAAGGGGTTGATAAGTACGAAAGTTATTTTAATTGTATGTTAGATAGTGATACTTTTACTATTAGTCAGCCTTATTCGGGCGATTACTTAACCTCGTGGGATAATTGCATAAGTTCACGATTTAAATTTGATGACGTTTATGACGGAACGATAAACCTAGACTACATAAACGGAAACGCTTCTACAACGAACTTAGATTGTTTAGTTAATTGGAGTGAACCCGTAATGCTAGGCAAAACTTGGGAAGCTTTATTTAAAAATACTTTAGAACAAAAAAAGAATAACAAAATAAAAGCGGTTGTATTCAAAGATGAATTAGGTACTATTGTAAGTAACCGAAGAACTTATATAATAGACAATCAAAAATATAAGATAATAGATTGGTCTTATGACCTACAAACAAAGCTTGTTAAGGCTAATTTAATTATGAAGTAATGGCAGAAAAGGTAATAATAGACATTGAGCTAAAGAATATCGGTAACGCTCAAAAGGCATTAGACGATTTAACTAAAAAGCAAATCGAGCAACAGGAAGCAATTAAGACCACCCAACAAGAAATTAAAGACTATGAAAAATCTTTAAAGGAATTAAGCGATGCGCAAAAGTCGGGCGTAGATTTAACTGAAGATCAAATAGCTTTGCAGAAAGTAATGGCGGAAAACTTAGAAGCTACTAAAGTTTCTTTATCTAGTCAAAAAGATGAACTCAAAAACACCAACTCAGAACGTAGAAATTCAGTTAAGGCGATTGACAGTTATAACACCGCATTAAATTCGGAGCTTGGCAGCAACGAGCAATTAAAAGCGCAATTATTTATCTTGACTGCTGAATACAATAAGATGAGCGAAGCCCAGCGTGAAGGAAGTCAGGAAGGCAAAGACTTAACAACTGAAATAAATCAACTGACAAGTAAGTTAAAAGAAAACGAGGGAGCCGTAGGAAACAATAAGCGTAACGTGGGTAATTATGCTCAAAGCATAAGAGACGCTTTAGGGGATGTAAACTTATTTGGTGTAAGCTTTAACGGGTTAAAGGACTCAATGTCCAACACCGTAGAGACAACAAAAGGCTTAATATCAAGCACAGTTGTAACAACAGGAGTACAAAAAAGTCAAGCCGCCGCAACTGCATCCCAAACATTCGCTCAAAAAGCATATAACTTAGCAATGGTTGCAGGTAAAATAGCAATGAACTTGTTTAAATTAGCTTTATTGGCAACAGGATTAGGGGCGTTCTTAGTGGTAGCAGGGTCTTTAGTTGCATTCTTTAAAAGTTCAGAGGAAGGAGCGCAGAAACTTCGTGTTATAATGGCTGTTTTAGGATCAGTTGTGGCAAACGTAAAGGATGTATTTATAAATTTTGGACGTGCAATAGCAACAGCGTTAGAAGACCCGAAGCAAGCAATTAAGGATTTAGCACAAGCGTTAGTTGATAACCTAGTCGAGCGAGTAAAAAGTGTCGGGCAATTAATCGTAGCAGTATTTAGTGGAGACATTAAGACAGCATTAAAAGAAGTTGCGGATATCGTAACGGGAGTTTCGGGGTCATTTGATAAGGCGGCGCTTGCAGCAAGAAGATTAGCTAATGAAATTAAAAGAGACGCTGGTGCAGCCAAAAGAATCCAAGAAGATATAAACCAGCTAATAATAGATAAGAGAACTCTATTAATTCAGGGTGCAAAGCTAGAGGGCGAGTTTGCTAGATTAAGAGAGCAAGCGGCAGATAAGGACAAGCTCACGCAAGAAGAAATTATAGAACTATTGCAAAGGTCAAAAGTCGTTAAGCAACAATCATTACAAATTGGTTTAGACATTGCTAGAAAAGAGCTTCAATTGCTAGAACGTCAAGCACAACTTGCCACCAACTCAGAAGAGGAAAACCAAGCGATAGCAGATAAAAAACTAGACATAGCAAATAAAGAAACAGCTATGATTGCCGAAACTTTAAGAATTACAAAGCAAATAGGGTCGGAGTCTTTAAAGCTTAAAGAAGAAAACTTGGCAGCAGAATTAAGATTAATAAAAGCCTCAGGAAATGACAGAGTGTCTGAACAAATATTAATACAAGAAAAAGAAACGGCTGCGTTATTAGAGCAAGAAAATATAGGGGAGAAAGAACGTCAAGCAATTATTGCGGAGGGAAATAAAAAAATAGCTGAATTAAATAAAGAAGCATTAGCAGAATCGTTAGACGACCAAATAACCGATTTAGAATATTTGAAATTTGTAAAGCTTCAAGACGATAAATTAACTAATGACGAAAGAATAGCAATAGAAGAAGGGTTTCAAAAAGATAAAGCCCAGCTAGTTTTTAATGAATTAAAAAATCAAGCTACCATGATAAGGGCGGAGCTTGAGCAATTAAGTGCTGATGGTGGGGTTTCGTTATTATCCCCCTTAACAGAAGAAGAGGAAACTATCCTTAAAAAGCAATTAAATTTGCTCAATACGGAAATGGCTAAAGCGTCCGAAACTATTAACGGAATAGATGGCGAAGAAAATAGCATTAATCTACTCAATGCATTAGGATTAGATGCTGAAGGACAAGAGAAGCTTAACTTTGCATTTCAAACGGTATCGGCTTCGCTAACGGCAATTGGAAATTTAATGAATTCTGTTACAGAGCGCAACAAAAAAGCTATTCAAGAACAAGTTGATGCGGGAGTTATTAGTCAAGATGAAGCGGATAATAAAATAGCTAAAATTGAAAGAAAAGCATTTAAGAGAAACAAAGCTTTGCAAATAGCAATGGCAATAGCAAGCACCGCTCAAGCTGTTGTAAGTGCATTAGCTCAAACAATTGACCCCACTCCAACTCAATCCTTTAGAACTGCAAATGCTATTGCAGCGGGCGTTATTGGTGGCGCACAAATTGCGGCAATAGCAGCTACCAAGTTCGCAAAAGGGGGGGCAGTTAAAGGAGCAGGAACGGGAACGAGTGACAGCATAGATGCAAAACTTTCAAATGGGGAGTTTGTGCAAAAAACTAAAGCGGTTGATTATTACGGTGTTCCATTTATGGAAGCTATTAACAATATGCAAATCCCTAGAATGTTTGCCGAAGGCGGTCTTGTAACGCCTACGCCACTATCCAGCCAAAGCGCACAAATAGCGCAAGGATTAAGCCAAACGATAAACAGCACGCAACGCCAAGACTTAAGGGTTATTAACGTAGAGCAAGACTTTTCTAAAATGCAAAACAGAGTAAATAATGTCGAAAGAGCAAGAACTTATTAATCAATCGCTAGAGTTGGCGAACAAAGGAGCGTTTGACAAGTCCTTTATAAACAAGGTAATAAAATCTGATTACTTTAATCAGCGTGAAAGTTGCGATAGTCTAATGAGCTTATACGCTAAGCTAAGCAAGAAGTATGGCAAGAGTAAATGTACAATTATGAAGATTTGTAATTAAAATTAACAATACCAAACTTAAAACCCCATGCTAATTTAGTAAGGGACAAAATGTATATTTAATTGCTGTTTACTTTTTATTTGCCAAATTTTCTCAATCACATTTCGGTGGTTACAACTAAATTGCAAGTCATCAAAAGTATGTAGCCATTCTAATAATTCTTCAATTGGTTCTTTCATTTCTATTAATTTTTGTTCTTGCATTTAGCGTTAACACTACTAATATAGTAATTAAATTCCACACTAAAAACTTATTTCTAATTTATATAAATCGAAATAATTATTTTTACATTGTATGAATGTAACACCATTTTTAAACATTGCTTCTAAAGGTTCTAAATCTGTCATTGAGATTAGCGGAGACATAGGATATAACGAATATGCTGATTCTTATGAGCAGTATATTGAGAATACCGATAAGAACATAGCAATAGAGTTACAAGCAATTAAGGATTTGAAAGCAACTGATTTAGATGTTGTTCTTAGCTCTTTAGGTGGTGACATGATTCACGGGTTTAATATAGCTAGTCAAATAAAGCACTTAGGTATTAAAACAAATGTTTATTTGCGTGGCGCTAATGCTTCAATGAGTACAGTTATAGCTTCAGAAATTGCTATAAGCGTAGATAACATCCATATGGATAATAATGGGCTTTACCTCATACATAAGCCAATGAGCGGAGCAATGGGAAACGCAAATGATATGCGAAGGGCAATTAATGATTTAGATAAATTCCAGCTTTCAGCAGAACAAAGTTATTTAAACTTAGGCGTAAAGCAGGAAGTTATTACCGATTTGATGGAACGCAACGGAGGTCATGGCGAATGGTTAACATTTAACGAAGCTAAAGCATACGGATTTGTCGGCAAAGAGTGGAAAACCGAAAAGGTGTCTAACTATAAAAAAGAATCTTTTCAAAATAAAGGAATTTTAATCCCAAATATATTTAATAACCAAAACAAAGAAGAAATGGCACAAGAATTAAAGGATTTTGAGTTAACGGAGGACCACAAGGAAAGTCTGTTTTCTTATATTATGAATAAGCAGGAAAATCTTAAGAAGATTGCTAATGCAACGGAAGAAATGGACGCTTTAACGGCTGAAAATGAAGCGTTAAAAGCTGAAAACGCAGACCTTAAAGCTGAATTAGAAGCTATGAAAGAACCTGTGGATAAGATGGACGATGAAGACGAAGAAAAGAAAAAAGTAGATGACAAGGTTGTAGTTAACGAGCTTACACAAGCAGAATTAATTGATAACGCTGTTAAATTGGCTATTAAAAACATGGCTGAACCAACACCAACAAAAAAAGTAGAAAACAAGGTAAATGTAAATGATCCTTTGTGGAAACAAATTCTTCACACACACCAAAATGTAATTAAATAATGGCAACACCAACAATCACAACAAATACTTACGCAGGTAAAGACCTCGAAGGCGTAATAGCACAATCAGTTTTACGAGGTAAGACTATTGAAAGCGGAATGATAACAGTTCACTCTGACATTGATTCAAGACAAGTAATCAAGACTTTTGATTCAACTGTAACAATTGCCGATTCCGTGTCTGAATTTGCTTCAGCTGGTTCATTTACTTTAGATGAAAAGTACTTAGACCCAAAGGCGTTTATGAATGCTTTCTCTTATGACTTTTCTAGCTTAGATGCAACTTGGTATGCTTCACAGCAACCACGTGGAAGAGGTGGAGACTTCATTCCTCCTGCAATGCTAGAAGATGCAATCGTAGAGCAAAGAGGTGCGTTAAATGGCAAGTTCATTGATGCTGCAATTTGGAGAGGTTCAGTAAAGGCTGGCTTACTTTCTAAGATTACTGTTTCGGCTTCTAACGTAGTAGCTGGATTAGAAGCAGATTTTGAGTCAGGTACTGATGTAGTTAAATTAACTCCTAAGGTTGGAGTAGGTAGTTTAGTAGCAAGTGGAATAACTAAAGCAGCAGCAGCGGTTGTAACGGTTGCAACAACTGCGAACATGGCTAATGGAGATTTAATTTCTATTACAGGCGCAACAGGCACAGGCTTTACAGCTTTGAATGGTTTATCAGTAGCAATTACAATAATTACCGGAACAACTTTCAGCATTCCTGTTAATTCAAGTGCTTATGCAGGTACTTATGGTGCATCAAGTGCGAGTATATCTTTTATCAATAGCTCTAATATCTTAGCTATTTTGACAGACGTTTATAACAGCTTGTCAGAAGCGGTGGAAGATGACCCTGATTTTTATTTATTCGTAAATAAGAAGATTGAAAAAGCTTATACTTTAGCTCAAGCGGTTGCAGCTAACGGAAGTGGAAGCTATTTTGTAGGCGCTAAGGTTCTTGACTTCTTAGGTTCAAGAATGGTTACGCTACCTTACATCTCTAACAATGTTATTGTTGCGAGTAATGTTTCTAACCTTCACTTTGGAACGGCTTTAAGCGGGGAACAAAACAGTCTTGCGATTGTAGATCAGTATCCTTTGACTCTCGACAGAGAAGTAAGATACAGATGCGATTACGCTTTCGATGTGAATTACACAAATGGAGCTGACATCACTTTTTACAGACCTCAATAAATTTAAATAATAGAAGGGAGTTTAAACGCTCCCTTTAAAAAAATATAAAAAAATGGCAGCAAGTTTATTTTTAAATTCAGTAGAGGGTAACAATTGCCCGAAAACGTCAGGAGTGAAGCAACTCTTTACAATTAAAACGTCAGACATAACAAGCATTGCTTTAGGTTCCGACCATGATATTACAAATATTGTTTTTGCAGTCGCAGGAGCAGGATTTGGACAAGTAAATTTTAAGCGTGGCGAGTGTGAAGTTACGGAAGCAATGGAAAGAAGCAACGAGGTTAATGTTAACTTTGCGGTGGCTAATCCAACAAGCACGCAGCGTAAGGAGTTAACGGCAATTAAGAATGCTTGTGAGCAGTATTTGGTAGCTAGGTTGTATGATTCTGACAGAATATTGTTTATCGGTTATGACGCAGAGAGCTTAGACGAAGGTTTCGCAGCTTTCAAAAGTTTTGAATCTACTTCAGGTAGAGCAAAGACTGATGACAACTTATTTTCTATGACTATGATGGCAGACCAAGGCGAGCCTTTAAGAGTTCTTAGCGAGTTAAGTGGAGCAAGTGCGACAACTGCGACGGCAATAATTGCAGAATTACTAGCAGCAACAACTGACTCATAATATGTGGAGTATTAGAAAGGAATACAAAGGAAAGAAAATCGGAGTCTCTGGCTTCGGTTTTTTGGACTTTGAGAAAGAAAGTGCGGAAACGATACATAAGTTATCGCTATTACCACAATTTAGGATTCTTATAAAATACATAGAGAAAGATGTCACGGAAAAAACAACACATACCACAAGTACAACAAGTAAAGTCAAAAAATCTAAGTCAAAGTTTCTCGATAAAGAATAGTATTACTCAACTACCTGTAAAGGAAAAGAAAAGAGTAGCAACTAGACAAGGTGTTAAGATAATTAATGCAGGAGCGGCTAATGATTTGCCCCAAACAATTGCTAGGATTGTAAAAGAAAGCACAACTTTAAGCAGTGTAATTGATAGTAAGGCTAATTACGTTAGTTATGGAGAAATACAAGCTTCTGAGGGCTTTTTAGATAAGATAAAAAAGCACTTAAATAAAGACTATGACTATTACGAACTTGTAAAAAGAGTAAGTAGTGATTATTTCTACTATGGATATGCTTTTATGGAAGCGGTTGTTATAGGTTCTGAAACTTTTGTTTATCATCTAGACGCTTCAGCAGGCAGATATATTGATTATGAAGGAGAAAAACCTGAATTTATGGCTTTTTCTAGTGATTGGAATGACTCAAAAATCACACCTACTGAACTAGCTATTTATCCCGAATTTTCTAGTGGGGATAACGGCAAAAGACAAGTGATTATTCTCTCTGATTACGATACAAATAGTCAAGAATATCCGTTACCAAAGTGGGCAGGGTCGTTTTACGATGCACAAGTGGAGAGTTTGATAGGTCAGTACAACGCAAACCAATTTGAAAATGGAATTACTTTGTCAAGTATTCTTTTTATGGATGCTGGTGATGTTACTACGGCAACTGAGTTAAAGGATTTTAAGCTTAAAATCCAAAATGAATTACAAGGCACTTCGGGAGGTCGCAGCGGAAAGACTTTAGTTGTTCCTAAAGTTGGAGACGTTTTACCGCCTGAGTACATTCAGTATCCGATGGACAAAGAGGGTAGTTATAAAGACCTTCAAAGTACAACTGAAAACAATATAGTAAAATCTTGTTCATGGTTCCGTAGTTTAGCGGGTTTAGAAAGTGCGGGAAGCTTAGGCAACAATCAACAACTACGTAATGAATGGGTGTTAGCTGAAAGGCTTATTAGTAACGTTCAGCATAAAATAATTAACCATGTCATAATGGCATTTGGCGAAAAGTACGCAAGCGAAGAAGTTACATTTAGTAATGAAAGCCCCGTGGATATTGCAACTACTTTAGACGTTAATCTTATTTTAACTCAGGATGAAAAAAGAATGGCTTTAGGGTTTGAACCATTAGAAGGTGTTAAAGATGTAGTAGCTTTGAATGGCGCACAGGTTACTTCCATGGTAGAAGTAGTAAAATCTTTTGCACTAGGTGAACTTACCGAGAATCAAGCAGCAAATATTTTAAAGGCAGCACTTGGAATAAGTATTGATGAAGCAAAAGAAATTCTAGCACAATGATATCGAGTAAAGCAGAAATAAAAGCGTTAGCATTTACTAACACTTTTGATGTAGAGAGTATAAAGGATAATGTAATTCAGTTGGTCGAATGGGAACAGGTAATGACCTTGCTAGGTACTGAATTATACGACGCAGTTGTGATTAATGCGGGTGGCACTTATGATGCCTTAATAGGCACGTATTTAAAGCCTTACATTGCGTATAATGTTAAAGCCTATATAAGTAAGCCGAACCATATCAAAACGGGCAACAAGGGAGCGCAGATAGCAACAGGAAGCAATGAGCAAATAGGAAGCGTAGAAGAAGCAAAGCGTGAAGCAATGGCAACCGCAACGAGTTACAAGAATCAAATAATTAAATACCTAGATATACTTAAGCCTAATCTATGGGAGGGCGAGGGTAACACGGACGGGATCATTAATAAAATTATAATAGTATGAAAATGATGTTTTTATTTTTAAGTTTCTTTGCAGGAACTTCTATGCAGTTTAGCACTCTAGCAAATGGTGAAAGCCTAACCTTACTCAATGGGATTAATTACGTAAGTATTGAGTGTGTGGATTGCGACATTGTTCACGCAGGAGCAACTATGAACCTCGTAAACGGAGTCTTTACTTTCCAAGATTATGCAGGACAATTTTATACCGAGATTGTTATTAATTCAAACGCCGATGGCACTAAAATAGCATATAGATATGAACAGTATTAAGATATTAATTTTATGCTTAGCTAGTGGACTTAGTTTAAATGCTCAATTTGGCGGTGGCGGTTTTTCTTCTGGTGCTTCGTTATGGGAAATTTCTTCTAGTAAATTAGTCCCCAAAACTAGCACAGCTTTTACTCAAACTTTCCAAGGGTATAGCATCGTAAATGATTATATTGATGTGGGCGCAGACTTACCCTACGTTGGAATATTTGGAAAGTCATTGGGAAGTTATAAAGCTTTAAACGGCTATGTTGATGCTAGTGGCTTAGGTTTTAGCGACTTGTTAGTTTTAGGCTACACGGACTTTCCAAACGGTAAA